AAGCTAAAGTTGTAGAAGAATCTCCTAAAGAAGAGGCTAAAGTTGTAGAGGAAGAATCTCCTAAAGAGGAAGCTAAAGTTGTAGAGGAAGAATCTCCTAAAGAGGAAGCTAAAGTTGTAGAGGAAGAATCTCCTAAAGAGGAAGCTAAAGTTGTAGAGGAAGAAGTTGTAGAGGAAGTTGTAGAGGAAGAAGTTGTAGAGGAAGTTGTAGAGGAAGAAGTTGTAGAGGAAGTTGTAGAGGAAGAATCTGTAGAGAAAGTTGTAGAGGAAGAATCTGTAGAAGAAGAATCTGTAGAAGATTCTACCGTAGATGAGCCTTTAGAAGAAAAGGTTGTAGAAGAAGAATCTGTTGAAGAAAAGGTTGTAGAAGATGGTCCTCAAATACAAGAAACGGTAGAAGATTCTACCGTAGATGAGCCTTTAGAAGAAGAAAAGCAGGTAGATGAACAAGAAGAACCAATAAAAGAATCAGGTGGTTTAACAATTGATGTCAATAATATATAAACTTTAGCCAACTTTTTTTATATTTCCGTTTATAATATAAAAAAATAATGCATTTAATGATATAATAATAAAAGCAATATAGTAAAATGCAAAATATTCTAGTGACAGGAGGATGTGGTTTTATTGGGTCTAATTTTATCAATTACTTACACGATGCGTATTCAGAATATACAATTATCAATGTAGATGCGATGTACTATTGCGCAAATGAAAAAAATATTAGGCCACATATTCGTGATTCACCACGTTATAAATTTGTAAAAGGAAACATTTGTTCGCACGATTTAATGAGTCACGTACTAAATGCATATGATATCGATAGTGTGGTCCATTTTGCAGCACAATCTCATGTACAAGATTCATTTAACGATTCTCTCAAATATTCGAATGACAATATTTTAGGAACACATACCTTATTAGAAGCATGTAGGGTATATGGTAAATTACATCGGTTCATCCATATTTCTACGGATGAAGTGTATGGTGAATCAAGATTGGATGATATAGAGAAGAAGGACGAACTATCGATATTATGTCCTACTAATCCGTATGCAGCAACAAAAGCTGGTGCAGAATTGTTAGCAAACTCATATCGTTATTCTTTTAAAATGCCCATTATTATTACGCGTGGTAATAATGTATATGGACCTAATCAGTATCCCGAAAAATTGATTCCTCGGTTTATCCAACTATTAAAACAAAACAAAAAAGTCACAATTCAAGGAGACGGGTCCAATGTACGAGCTTTTTTACATGTACATGATGTTGCATCCGCATTAGATGTCATTCTACACAAAGGTATAGTAGGTGAAATATACAACATTGGGAGCGATGATCATGATGAATATACAGTAGATGGTATTGCCAAGAAGCTTATTCATATGGTACATAATACTACTGATTATGAACAATACGTAGAATACATTGCAGATCGTCCATTTAATGACAAACGCTATTATATAAGCAATGCTAAAGTAAAAGAATTAGGATGGGATATTACAGTTTCATTTGAAAAAGGATTGCAAGAATTAATTGAAGAATCGTAAAATGATTAGAACAAATCCTTATTTTCTACAAACCAGGAACCCATCCATTTTGCAGAATAATATACAACTGGCTTCGTTGTTTCAACGCTAAAATTAACAATATGCTGTATAACATTAGGTGTATATCGAACCACCTTTGATTGTAAATACTGCACTTCGGAAAAAGAATAAACGGTTTTTGTTATTTCTTTTACAGCGCCATCAACATCATTTAAATAATTTTCTAGGTCTTGCGTGGTATTAAACAACATATTTTACTATATTATTTTACAACACAATATTTATATATTCTTTCACAAAATATATAATCTTATTTGCAATACTTTTGTATTTTATCCATATACTCTTGACATGTAGTATCAATCTCACACAAACAATGTTCATACTGCCGAATATATTTCATACATTCAGTTTCACGTACTTCGGGTAATATAGTCGATGTATTAATGTTAGTAGATACAGAGCTGGATGTAGAACCAGATGGAGATGGAGATGTTACTAAAATACTATTTACTGCATGTCTTCCCAACGAAGAACCCGCGCCAAACATAAATCCATCCGATACTGATTGTACGAGTCCATTTGATTTGCTCAATGTTTTCATCGTGTTGTTATTTAAAGGTAGTGGTGGGGATTGTCTTTTAGATGCCATAATTTTTACTTCTATATATACTATCAATATAGGATGAATGCTTTATTTCCTTTCTCCTTTTTATTTAATTGCCAAGTTATAGTCATTGTATTAAGGCTTTACAATGATCGATAAAGGGTTAATACAATAAACTTTATTTGAAAAAGAATGTGTATATCGTTTCGCATATAATATATAATATAATATATAATGTATAAGCAATAAGCAATAAGATATGGAAATGGTTACTTATCACTTATATGATTTACTTCTGTAATTATTTACTTTCAAAGTTATCGTCATTCGAAGAAATTGACTTTGTTCTGAAAGAAATGCACCATCGGAGTAAGAGAAATGTATGTATTGTATGTGTTGGAACGGGTAATGCTCAAGCAAGTAGTCAACTGAGTTTGATAGTCACAAGATTGTGAATCAACATGGCAACAATTTTTTTCAATTTCACGTTCATCATCACCTTCTTTCTTGCTTTGGATCTTTCTTTGACAAAACCAAATAAAGCAGAGAGTCAATCAGCTTCTTATTCATTCACAACCAGCTTTGATACAGAAAAGAATAAAATAAACAATGTAAACAGAATACTTCTTGAAGTGTTAGAGGAAAACGATGAATTTGGGTTGGGAAACACTCAATTCATTGAAAATATGACTTTATATGCATCTGTTATAACTTCTTTATCTAATCGACATAGTCGTAGAAAAAAGCATAATCAACACAATCTTCGTCATGGTCATGGTCATAATAGTAATAGTAATAGTAATAGTAATGCAGATGCAAATGGTACATCAACTAATACAGAAATCACATCCAGAGAGAGTTTATTGAAAGAATTGCATGCAATAATTCCAGCTCCACTTATCGAATGGACCGCAGTTTTTACTAGACCATGTCCCACTTTTACTCATGGTCATGCAACGGGTAAGTGAATACCAAATGCCCACTTGGCTTTTTCGCCAATACAAGGGAAATTCTGAGTTGCTTTGAATAATTTCATACGTTGTTCACTGTCTTGAATGAACGTATCAATTAAAACACTATACATTTCAGAATGAATGTTTTCCATTGCGATTTGAAACCCGTAAAATGCACGAGCTTCGGATAGTTGTATATCAGTCATAAAGCGCACTGCTAAGTTCTCCAATACAATACCATCGCTTGCGGCAAAAAATGCCAACACCATAGACAAGAAATGTTTTTCATCATTATTTAGTTTTGCCCAATCGACCAAATCTTTCGATAAGTCCACTTCTTCTGCTCGCCAGAAACAATCCACTTGTTTTTTATACATTTTCCATATGTCATCATCCTGTATAGGAAACATTACATATCTATCATCTGATTCGTTAAGTAACGGGTCTTCGTTGTATTTATCTTTTGACTCGGTATACGTCTGTAATTCGTGGAGAGAAGTATCGGAAGGAGTTCGTTCGGCCATTTGCTAAATAATATAAACCAGATATTTTTATATTCTTTACTAAAATCTATATATTCTCTATTGGAGGTTTGAACTTCAAAAAATCCAATACCTTTTTAGTAGTAGGAAATGCTTCATAACCATAAATATCTTGTAGTAGCATCCATTCAAATAATCCTCCTTGGTAAATATAAACTGAAGATACACCAAGAGCATTGATTTGTTTCATTTTTTCTACTGCACGTGCGTCTTGATCATGTTTGCCGTAGACTATTACTACTTTATCGGGTTCTACAACGGATTGAATCATATTTATTATTGAGGAGAGTTTCTTCTTGAAACGCATCTACCGTTCCTTGTATTAAACAATCTTGTTCATGTAATGGCAATACATTGATTAATAAATATTGATCTGTGTAGCGTATTGCACGTTGAACATTTTCGAAATTTACGTATTTTGATTCATTGGTAATAAAGAACTGCCACATATAAATGGATGTTTCTACTGTTCAACTTATATCTCTAATAGACTATACTCAATATATGCATCTAAATTTGTTTTTTCCCTCTTTTAATTTTTGAATGACGTCGTTTTTTTCGTCGTGTTCTTTTTCCACCTTTGATTTTTGGAACTCGTCCACATTGTTTTCGAATACATTTGTCTCGGTTTAATGCTGCCTTATCTAAACCCTTTTTACAACTAAGTGCATCTAAAAAATCTTCATCTTCCATCATTTTCGGATCCATGATATTTTTCAATTTGCGTAAATCCTTGTCATATTTATTATGATTAATATAGTTTCGCTTCAATGTTTTGTTCATACGCGTTTGTTGTTCTTGTAGAAATACGGGGTCATACTTACTTTTTAGTTTTTTATGTAGTGTCTTGCATTTTGAATTTGAATTTAACATTTCCTTGTCAAATAGTTTATCGTATTTCTTTTTTTCTTTTTTGCATGCTTTTTGATGACATTCCACATAAGATTCGAATTCCGAAGAGCCCATTATATAATAGAGACAGAATAAAATTGAATTCGTTCTGCTATAAAAAATATATTCTACAATAAATATACGAAGGTAAAATCCGAACTAAAACTAAACTAAATAATGTCAAAGGTAAAAGCAACAAGAACAAACTCAAAAGAAAGCAAGCATTTTTTGTTCAAAACTCTAGGTGCGTATTTGGTATTGGGCGACAATTACAGTAACAACTGGATATCCGCGCAGTTTGATAATTCCCATACAAAAAAACCGCCGAGAACCATTTTACAATATGATTTCCATTCCACAAACCATACATCAACAAAATACTCAATCGTTTATTTTAACCCACTATACGCCTAAAACAGGAGAAACCTCGCGTATTATCAGTAGAGAAAATATTGATAATGAAATGAAGAAGTTGCTAATGATAAATCTCTTGATTGAACCACATATCTTATATAAAGACCCTTCGTTGAACCACCATGAACCCTTGTGTTATACAATCCCTTCATTAGTCCAAAAAAATTGAAAAACTTTCATTCAAAGGAAAAGGGAATTAAATATAAAACTTCATAGTTCACTAATAAATAACCGAATCACTCATTTTTAGCAATAACAAGATAAAACATGGACGTCTTAGCACAAACCAAACTGACAGCATCTGAATGGGAATCAATTGAAATACCCATCAGCAATTCAGAATTAAAGATAATGGAAATGATTAATGATTGTTACCCACGTGAACATATTAATAAGATCACCAATAATAATTTGAACATGATTCGGTTTACAAAGATGGAACCAAATCCCGAAATCCATGCATTTTTATTTAGCAAATATTTCCATCCTATTATCCAAAACAATTTAGAAAAAATGAAGCCAATATGGAAACCATTTAATGATTATACTTTTAATACAGCCAAATTAACCAAAAAATTAAAAAAAGCCGACATAATTCGTATTGACAATTCAGATTTGCTCATTCGCAACAATGAGCACGACATATTCGAATTTGATTCGATGCAACTTTGTAATGAAATCTTCTCCAATACTTTAGCAAAAAAGCAATTTGCCAAAGAGCTATATACACTTATACAATGGAAACAGGCCATTATGGACCATATGAATCCACATGTCATCAAATTTGTAGATATTGTGATAGACTATGGTATAAATCATGTGCGGATTTCTACAGTAGTCAACGAAGCAGATAGTGTTGTAGAGAAAAATTCGGAATTGTATATAATAGAATAATAAACAAAAAGAGATTTTTATTTATACTTGTATAAGGGAACCCCAATTTCTAAACTATAAAATGAGTTCAAAACAAGATAAATCATTAAGTCCTATATTAAGACCCAAATATACACTTAGATTCAAGTACGTTTCAAGAAGCGACAAAATATTAAAAGAATGGGATGTGGCTATTTCTTCGAAACCGAAAAAAGCGCAACAATACTTTTTAGAAACGAAAAAGACAATGAGTAATTCAAAAAACCTATATTTATCATTTGGTTTCAATGTAGCGGAATTATTGAAGATAGAAGAACAATATTTCTTCTGTACGTATAGTACAAAGAGTACGTCTTTGGATTATTATTGTACAAATACTTATTCAGAAAATGATGTAGTAGATGAAAATATATGTAATTTACCCAATGTAGATTCATTATTTAAATTACCATCACCTAAACCGAATGCAATCACAGAACAAAACAGAGTAAGCATATTCAAAGAAAATAACGGCAAAGAATATTTCGACATTGTGCGTGACCGATATCACAATATTGAATTTTAGCTAGGATTCAGTGATAACCCATGAACTATCAATTTGATCTAAATCCAATAGCGGAGCAGAATAATGTTTATCACGAACCCGATGATGTTCAATATGCTTTTTCGGTGACACAAGTCCAGGGATCCACAATGTATCATTCAATTCATATGTATGTATCAATAAATTCAAAACACTGATAATTTCCACCGTTGCTATGAATTCATATTGAGAGACCTGTAAAATATATGCACCTAATACGATTGGACTAACGTAAGCCAATATAAATTCAGCCGGAGTAACCGCATTGGCTATACTGGGAATAATCATTCTTTTTTCAATTCTATGGTGAAAAACATGAATCCAATGAAGGTGTTTATTACGATGCATTTCTCGATGAGCAAAAAAATAGCCTATATTTTGACAAACGAGTAAAATGCTTAGTTTTATGAAACTAAATGGATTGCCCCTGTTATTATACAAGATATATTTATCAACTAATATATAAGCAAATGGACTAATCGTGAGCAAATTATTAAAAACTATCATTTGACTTTGACTATACAGGTCAGGGTCTGTTTTTTTAAAATACTCCAATGATGGAGCACTAATTGTTTTATCCATGATGTTACCCAACATATAGACACTACCGCCAATCAAGACTCCTTTGCATAGCGAAAAAACGGTTGAAAAAATAGTAGAAATAAAACTCGAAGCCATATAAATATAATAAACTATATAAATTATATTTATTATGTATTGGCAATATTACTTTTTAACCATAGCATATTGTACTTTATATAATTATCATTGTAATAGTAATAGTAATAGTAATAACAATATTATACAAATAAACGATTCGCCACCTTTTGTACGAAATACATCTAATGATACCGATATCATTCATAACCCAATAAATCTATATTTACAGTATTAAAGGGTGAAAATTTTTGCATAATAAGCCCAAAAGAAGATACCTACAAAGCATTTCGAAAACAAATCGAGAATATTATACACTACATTTTTCGTTACTTCATCATAGAAATAAGCCACTCCGTAAATGGTCCATAATCCCAAGAATGCGGAATATAGTAATGTATTATCGAAATTGTATTTCTTGGCTACAAAGTGTTTATAGATATAGTAGAATAAACCTATGAAAAACAAGAAACCGATTGAATTCGCTACCGTTTTATCAAGGAACGAGATTTCTCCTAAATATCCAGCACCGAGCATTCCATAGTTCATAATTAATACATTTAAGAAGCTTTTGAAGTTCAATGATCCACCTTTTGTATTGTACAGTAATGCTAAAATGAGAACCAATAACATGATTGGTGTTGTAATGGACCAATCTAAATAACGCGTGTGGTTAATCTTTTTATAAGGGATCGGTTTATCGGGCTGAGATTCAAACATGGTGACAAATTTACCGTAGAAGAATGCAGCCACTACTGAAATACATGTTTCTAAATTTAAGATATTACGTATTTTAGAGTCGGGTGTGCGGATTGATTCAATAAAAGTAATAGTACCAGTAGTAATTAAGAAAGCATATGTCACATAGAAACTGGATTGTATCAATTGATTGTCGCTATTTACAAGGGAAGAACTAGTGGTGGTAGTCATAATTGATTATATAATTAAACCTATACTGTACAGATATATTTACACCCTTGAAGATTTAAAACGCCGTTTTTTATCTATTGCTATTTAACATTATTAATATACCCCACGCTATCACATACACAACAATTGATACCAATATCTTCTATTGTGGTTACTATTTTGGCACTTTTATCGAGTTCTTTTTCGATGTCTTTTATGGGTTTATTGACTGTAGAAAATATGCCTAAAGTTTCTTGGGAAAGAGTTGGCTCTGGATTGGGATTTCTCTCCAATTCATTTTGTTTAGGCATTTCTCCTAAAGTAATTGGATTGATCATCCGGGACAAAGAACTGAAGTGAATGTTTATCGGCGAAGGATTCATTTTAGGAATTTTGAGAGAAATCCATTTATATGAAAAATTGAAAAGCATTTAGGAGTTTTTGCTAAATGAATCAAATGAAATCCAAATTTCAAAAACCTTTTTGAAAAATCAATTTACACCCTTGAAGATTTAAAACGCCGTTTTTTATCTATTGCTATTTAACATTATTAATATACCCCACGCTATCACAAATAGAGGCTGTCCTGGACCATCAACAATATTATGGGTTCGCTGATACGG